GATACCTCTGCATTTTTGCAATAGCATTAGCTGGGCTAACAAAACCTCCTTCATGGAAGGTTGGAAGATTTAAACCGCCTAAAGCATAATTAACTATAGGGCCAACAACAGCTTTTTGTAATACCATAGAAGCTATTTGATCGCCAATGTTGTCAAAAACATCTCCTAAATCTTCACCCCTGGCAATTGCATCTGACAACCCAGTAATTAAACTATCTTTCCAATCTACAAACTTCTGATTAGCATTTTCAATCTCCATACCCATGTCAACAAAAGCAGATGTCATCCAATTAATAGATTGTACTTGTTCTTTTGTATCTCCGCCTGTTTCTTCCTGATCATTAGCCTGGCCAAACTTCCAAAGAGAATAAAAATCAGTAGTGGTTTCGTTCCTGAATCCTTGCTCCCATTCTAAATCTTTTATTTTATTATGGAGCTCAGTCCATTTGTCAGTATGTTTTTTATACTCACTCAGCTGCTCTTTTAGATGATCAATATAATCTGATAGAGATATCTCGCCCAACTTATACTTATTTTCAACTATTTCTCTTTCAAGTTCCTTTTCTTTTTCAGCATATTTTTCTCGGGCTTCCTGCCGCTTGATTTGATATTTTTCCTCTATCTCATTAATAGCTTCTTCTTTACCTTTGGCAGCTTCTAACTCAGCTTGTTCTTGTTGTCTTAACTGTTCGAGCTCTTTGTCTAAACCTTCTTTTTTCATAATCGCGAGCTCGTTTTGATATTCCTGTTCAAGCTCCAAGGCTTTTTCTTTCGCGCTTCTTATAGCCTGTTCTTCTTTTTGAGTATATAAATCCCTAATGGCTTGCTTAGTTTCTTCGCTAGCTTCTAACTCTCTTGCTCTGTCTAATAAAGCCTGTCTTTCTATGTCAAGTTTTTTCATTTCTTTGTCTAATGGTTTATCCAGTGATGATATTTCTTTTTCCTCTTCATAATTAGAAATCATTCTTTCCAGTTCTTCATTAAATTCTTCTAATTTGCTTTTTCCATCGGATATGCTATCATCGCCGCCGTCTTCCCCACTATTAATTGCTTCTGATTTAGTATTTTTTAATATATTCCAGTTTTGGATTCTATATTCTAGCAATGCAACTTCATCTTCAAGTAATCTTCTTCTTTCATGCAAGGATTGCTTTTCTTCGGCAGACATTGTTAGTTTTTCCCACGAGCTCAAATCTTCAATACTTTTGGTATTAGAGAGCTCTTTTTGTTTTTCTTGCAGCAAATCTTGAGCTTCTGACAACTCTTCTATATTATTAATCGCGTCTTTGGCTTCATCCCCTCCTTCATATGCGAAGGACATCCAGCCGTAAGAAAAAGCATCTGTTATACTTTTAATAGTAGGAACTAATGTGTCTTGAATATACGGTAAAAATTCAGTTTGTAAAAAAGGTAAAAAATCATTTGCTAAGTTTCTTCTAAGTGCATCAAATTCTTCTGTTACTTCATGAGCCGCGTCTTTGAAGTTAACCCAGCTTTGAATGTCTTCATCAGACATTACAAGGTCTAATTCATTAGCTTTTTCTATTAGATCATCAATTTCACCAGTAGTGTTATTAAGTATTGGGATTAATTCTTTTCCGCCTCGGCCAAATAGATTCATTGCAATTTGATTTCTTTTTGTAATATCTTCCATATCAGAAAGTTTTCTAATTGTTTCAGGGAAAATTTCATCCATAGTTTTTAGTTGGCCTGAACTATCTGAAATTTCAACTCCCAACTGATTAAATGACCTAGTTGCAGTTGTTAATCCATCATCGGCATCACCAACATTTTTTTGAAATCTTCCTAAAGCTCTTGTTAGAGACTCAAGTGTTGTTCCGTTTTGTTCGGCGACAAAAGTCCATTCCTGTGTTGCTTCTTTGGTCAGGCCCATTTTCTGGCTCAACTTATCTACTTCATCGGCATATTCCATTGTCTTATTAATTTCTTTGCCGACTACATAACCAACCGATGCAATAGCAGCTCCAGCTGCAGCCATTCCGGTCGCAAGCATTCGCCCTGCTTTTTTGAGATCATCCAGTCCGAACTTTGCATTTCTAGCTTGCCTATTGGTTTGTTTTAGCTGACTGTTAAAAGTATCAAGTTTGCTTTCTGCCTGAACAATGTCACGCTTAAACTCACGATATTGCTTGTCATCTATCTCGCCTTTTTTGAACTTTTTTTCAACCTCGTCTTGCGATTGCTTAAGAGCGTTAAGCTCTTTAGTTGTAGAATCAATTCTGTTTTTAAGCAGTTTTTGCTTTTGAGATAAAAGTTCAGTCGATTTTGGAGAAAATCTCAATCCTCGATTGACCTTGTATAGTTCTCTTCCTATCTTATTTGATTCAGAACGGACATCTTTTAAGGCGGCATTTAACCCTTTTGTTTCTGCATCAATGCGTACAGATATGCCTTTTATTTGTCTAGCCATTCAATCACCTCCTGCCCATCATAATATCAATATCTTTTTGAGTGGCTTTTCTTGGTTCCTTTTTTGTTTTCAAATCATTTCTATTTGATTTACCTGTAAAAATATCAAAGGTTTCTAAAAAATCTTTAACTCTGAATTGATTGAGTTCTTCAAAAGACATATTCATTTTTTTGCTCATTGCTATAATTATTAAATGCAATTTATCATTAGTCTCGCGGTTTTTATTCTGACTCTGGTTTTCCTCCAGATTTTCTGGAACGAAAAAAGCCATCCGTCGATTCTTCGACTATCCCCTGAATGAATTTAGGATTTGTTACATCTTGACCAACAAAATCATTAACCCACTCTTCAAAAGTTGGGAAATCCCCTGGATAGTTATTTGCTTTATTCATAGCCCAACCGATTCTTAACAATCCAACCGAATTGTAGCTGCTGAAATCTCCATTCATTAATTTACTCATATTTTCTTTTTGAAATTTTGCTAAATCTGCAATTAAATCTCTATCAAATGTCTGATCATAAAAAAGAAGGGCCATAGGAGTAGCCCTAAGCCCTATTTTTTTATTCGTTAACTTAATTTTTTTCATTAATTAACATCTCCTATTAAGCAGCAAAGTTTGGCATTGAAACAGCATCAAAGAAAGCATTGTAAACTGCTTCATTATCTGCTTTTTCAATAGTTTTCTTAACAATCTTTTTACCATCATATTCATAAGGCAACATTGTTAATGATGCTGTATTAGTATCTGGGGTAGTTCCAGAATCAGTAGTATTATTGTTTTGACCTGGCCTCGCTGATTTACATCTGTAATATACAAATCTCCCCGCATGCTGATCTCCTTCAAATTGACCCATCAATGCGAATTCTTTCTGCTTGCCGTCGGCATCTTCAACTAATGCTCCATCATTATCAATTATCATTCCAACCATTTCTGCAAGTATTTCTTTAGGTAACTTAGCAGCTTCCCAATCTCCAGTATAACCATTATTAGTATTTGAGATATAATATTTAGTGTTATCAGCGTAAAAAGTATTTTCATCTCCTTCAGGAGTGGTTGTTAGGCTTACTGTTCCTTCTACAGCTTTTGGAGTTCCATATCCAGTAGTTCCATCAGCAACTTCTGTATAAGAACCCATTGTAGCGCCAGTAGTGCCTGTGTCTGTAAATGAAATTGATAATGTAGAATCATCATCTTGCGCAACTTTGGTTGCAAGATATACTACTCCAACATCATGCCAAGCTCTAAACACTTCGCTAATTACATCATCATTGTTTAATACATTTACGATTGCTGATGCAACTTTAGCTGCATTTGTGTGAGTTTCGCTTGCTAAAGGAACTACAACACTCGCTGGGGAATCAACCCCTAAAAGAGTATCTGCTGTAACTTGCAATTCTATTTCTCCGTCTGTTGATGGTGGATTTGTAACCTCAATTTTGCCTGTCTGCGCTTGTCCTAAAAAAGCGACATGCATGTTTGATATACCAAAAGTAACTTTGTTTTCTGGCATTTTTTTAACCTCCTATTAGTGATATTTCATAAACTGTCTGATACAAATCTTCATCGTCTAAAAATTCTTGTGATTTCTGATAAGCAATCCCTAAACTTTTAAATAAATTTTCGATTTCTTTTTCAACTGGCGGATTCCACTTTTTTGTATATAGTTCAACATTACTCGCTGGGGAATCAACCCCTAAAAGAGTATCTGCTGTAACTTGCAATTCTATTTCTCCGTCTGTTGATGGTGGATTTGTAACCTCAATTTTGCCTGTCTGCGCTTGTCCTAAAAAAGCGACATGCATGTTTGATATACCAAAAGTAACTTTGTTTTCTGGCATTTTTTTAACCTCCTATTAGTGATATTTCGTAAATCGTTTGATAAAAATCTTCGCTGTCGATATATTCAGGACCAATTTTGTTGTAATCTATTCCTAATTCTTTTAGTTTATTTTGAACTGATTGTTCAGTCGGTGGGTGCTTAACAGCTGTGTATAGTTCAACATCATAACCTTCTATGTCCAAATAAGTAATATTATCTGCCTTTAAATTATCGTTATCACCGTTACTAATTAAAATAAATGGTAGTGGTTTTGTTTCTTTAAATTTTCCATAAGCAGCTGGAAACCCCTCAGACTTAAACTCATTTATTAAATCTAAATAATCCATTTACCCACCACCATTCTTTAATATTTCATTGATGCGTTTTTCATACTGCGGAATATATTTTTTCTCAACTGGGCCTATGTGAGGATAAGCTCTAACTCTGCCAGTGCCTCCAGCAATAGCATGCCCTTTTTCCAATAAGTGTGTTAATTGATAATCAGTTTTGTTGTAAACTGTGATTGCTATCCGGCCATGTTTTTTGCTGGTTGTATAGGACCAGCCAGCTTTATAATCTCCAGTTAACTCAGGAGATTTTTCTTTGATCTCGTTTTTAATCTTTTTAGCAAATGATCTAGTTTCTTTTTCAATCTCTTTTTGCACATCTTCGGTGTAGTCCTGGACTGAATTAACTATCTCGTCTGCAAGTTGTTCAATATTGATTGAGTTAGGCATCACCATTCACCTTCTCGCAAGTAAGAATAGTTTTAGCTCCCAGCGATTGACTTTGAATAATATTATAAATATCGCCGTCGAATTTAATTTCTTTTTCGCCAGCATATTCTATTGAGCGAATCTCAAACTTAACTTCTGGCCTTAATCCCT